TTACAGGAAGCAAAATGAACCACGGAAACCATCCGGTACTTAACTGGAACTTCGACAATCTGGACGTCAAACCGGATGAAAACGACAATGTAAGGCCGGTAAAAGGGCGGGACAGAACCAAGAGAATAGACGGCATTGTGGCATTGATCAACGCCATGAACAGGGCAATGAGCGGAGAAGACAATACATCGGTCTACGAGACACGGGGCATGAGACAGTTGTAGAAGGGAGGTCGGACTGTGAATTTTATTGGCAAAGCAAGATTACTTTTTTCAGCCAGCTTCAGCGAATGGTACAGGGCTTTCATCAACGGGGAAGATTCCGGCCAGAATACGCCCTTCACGATTGACCGCGAAATCGCTTTAAAATATTCTGCCATTTTTGCCTGCACGCGAGTATTGAGCGAGACACTTGCCAGCATGCCTCTATTTACATATCGCAAACAGGACGACGGTAGCAAAAAAGAGGGCAACGATATAGGCCTTTACGATATTTTGCATTACGAACCCAATTATGAGATGACACCTTTTAATTTCAAGGAAGCCTTGATGATGAATCTCTGTCTGGGCGGCAACGGATATGCGCAGAAGGTTTTCAGCAGCAGCAGGATACCTGAGCTCCTGGCATTATACCCGCAAGACTATGAAAATGTAAAACCGGAACGCGACCCCGCCACAAAGCGTATGACCTACAAAGTCAGATATGACGAGGGTGGAATTTCAAAAGATAAGACAATGACCCGTGAGTACATATTCCACATCCCCGGCGTCAGCATGAACGGGATCACCGGAATTATCCCTATAAACTACGCTTCGAAAGCAATCGAACTCGGCCTGACATATGAAACCTTCGGCGTGAACTTTTATAAGAATGGCGCCAATACTAGTATGGCCTTAATTCATCCCAAATCACTAAAAGATGCTGCATATGAAAGGCTAAAAAAAGAAGTAGAAGAAAAAAGAACCGGACTCCGGAATGTCAACAAGCCTTGGCTCCTGGAAGAAGGCATGCAGATCAAAGAACTTACCATAAATCCGGTAGATGCTCAGCATCTTGAATTAAAATATTTTCAAATCGAAGAAATCTGCCGTTTCTATCGTGTGCCGCTACATCTTGTCCAGCACCTGCTCCGCGCCACCAACAATAACATTGAGCATCAAAGCCTTGAATTTATCATATACACCATGCTCCCCTGGGCGAAGCGCATAGAGGAAAATATCAACCTGCAGCTCCTGACCCGCGAAGAGCGCAAAGCAGGCTATTTCACAGAATTCAAGTTTGACATTTTCCTGCGGGGTGACATGGCGAGCAGAGCAGCAGCTTATGCAAGCGCACGTCAATGGGGCTGGATGTCTGTAAATGATATCCGGCGCCTTGAGAATATGAACGGCATAGGGCTTGCAGGGGACATTTATCTACAACCGCTCAATATGGGTGAGGCAGGAAAAATAAATCAGGAAGATCAGCAAAAAGCCATGACGGAAGCCATTTATAAAATGCTTGAAAATAAAGGAGATGAACAAAATGCCAAAAGCTAAAAAGTTCTGGAAGTTCAAGGCTAAAGAGGACAAGACCGGCGAGCTTTTGCTTTACGGAGAAATATCAAGCGTCACATGGTGGGGCGATGAGGTCACTCCGAAGGAATTCAAAAAGGATCTGGACGCTCTGGGTGATATCGACATCTTGAATATTTACGTTAACAGTCCTGGCGGCGATGTATTTGCAGCCCAGGCAATAGTCTCAATGCTAAAAAGACACAAAGCCGAAAAGAATATCCACGTCGATGGCCTGATGGCAAGCGCATCCACATTTCTTGTCGATGTCGGTAAAGTTATTATGCCATCCAACGCCATGATGATGTACCACAATCCCTCAACTATTGTTTGGGGAAACGCAAACGATATGCGCAAAATGGCTGACGATCTGGACAAGGTCCGGGAGTCCATGCTTGTCATTTACCGTGATAAAACCGGTATGACAAATGAGGAAATCATTGCAATACTTGACGCTGAAACCTGGATGACCGCCGAAGAAGCTGTGGAATACGGATTTGCCGATGAGCTCGAAGAGGAAAAGAAGGTAGCAGCCTCTATCAGCAATACAATCTTGATATTCAACGGCATCGAGACCGACATGTCCAAATTCGTACACCCGGAATCGATCATCAAAAAGTTTATCGCCTTTTCCGAACCCGCAAAACCAAAAGACGAGCCCATACCACCGAAGGATCCCGATCCAGTATCCGATCCCATAATTCCTGATCCACCTAAAGACCCTGAGGAATCCCGGCAAGTGCCGGTTGACCTATATCAAAAATTAATCAAAAACCACGAAAGGGGTGCAAGATTATGACACTAGCGGAGCAGTTAAAAGCAAAACTCACTGCACAGACGGCACTTGTCAAGGCTGCAATCGATGCAAGCAGGGCAATGACCGCCGAAGAGCAGACACAATTTGACGCTCTGGAAACAGAGATAAAGAACCTTGAGGCGACAATCGAGGCGCAGAAAAAGATTGAAGAAAGGGAACTGTTGGCAAAAACACCGGGACAGGATCCTCTATATGCAGCACCAAATGCCCATAAACCTATCTGGAAAGGCTTCGGCGAATTCCTTTTTGCTGTAAAAAATGCAGCCAGCCCGGAAAGAGTAATGGACAAGCGGTTGACAGTCATGGAGGCCGCATCCGGTGCAAGCGAAGGCGTACCCAGCGATGGCGGGTTCCTTGTGGAAACACAGACCACAACCGAATTGCTGAAGGACACATATGAAACAGCAGTGCTCGCTCCCCGTTGTAAAAAAGTACCCATAGGACCGGGAAAGAACGGCTTGAAACTCAACATGATTGATGAGTCCAGCAGGGCGGACGGTTCCAGGCAGGGCGGAGTACTGGCATACTGGGAAGGCGAAGCCGATGCGCTTACCGATTCCAAGCCGAAATTCGGACAATTGGAACTCAACCTGAAGAAACTGACCGGCTTGTACTATGCAACCGATGAACTTCTCCAGGATGCAACGGCTCTTGAATCCGTAGTAACCGGATTTTTTGGTGAAGAATTCGGCTTCAAACTCGACGACGCAATACTCAATGGTACCGGCGCAGGAATGCCTCTCGGAATCCTGAAGAGTCCGGCGCTCATCACGGTGGCGAAAACGGCAGCACAGACAGCTAAAACTATAACATTCGACAACATACTCAGCATGTGGAGTAGGTGCAGGGCAAGAAACAGGATGAGTGCTGCATGGTACATCAATCAGGAAATCGAAAGCCAGTTGGCGAAACTGAGCTTTACGATCGGCACTGAAGGCGTACCGGTATACCTTCCTGCAGGCGGCGCAAGCGTAACTGGCTACAGCACTTTGTTCGGCAGGCCCGTAATTCCTATCGAGCAGGCATCGGCGCTTGGCGATCTGGGCGACATCATGCTGCTTGACCTGAACGAATACCTGTTAATCGACAAGGGCGGCATCAATGCGGCTTCCTCCATCCATGTCCGTTTCCTGTATGACGAGTCTGTCTTCAGATTCATCTACCGTGTGGATGGCCAGCCCAAGAGAAAGAAACCACTGACGCCTTACAAGGGCGCGAATACCCTTTCCCCGTTCATCGTACTCGCAGAACGTGCATAACATTTGAAACAATCTACCGGGGCAGTGACCCTGCCCCAAAATTACAGAAGGAGGTAATTAACACTATGATAAGCGAGAAACTTAAAATTGACAATGCCATATATCCACAATCCGTATCATCGGCAGGTACAACCAGCTTGTATTTCGATCTTGCTGAATGCGGCAAGGCATGTTTTGAATGGTCTGTAAATGCAACTGGTCTGACTGCTACGTCTACCGGACTGGTATATCAGGCATCCGATGCAGATGCAACCGGTGCGGCATCCATTACGGCGACATCCACTGTTGCGTATGCAACCAGTAATTTGACGATGGCAAGCATTATACCTGCCATAACCATATCGGCGGCGGATACAGTAACCATAAACGGCGTGGCATTTACAGCAGTATCGGCGTCAGCCACAGCGGTGACATCAAGCATGGAATTCGTAGTTAGCACGGCAAACATTTCGACGACCATCACCAACCTTGCAGGCATCATCAACGATGCATCCTATGGTGTGGCCGGAGTTCATGCAACTGCTGGCAGCGCAGTTCTCACGCTCAAATTTGACGAGCCCGGTAAAGCTCCAGACGGCTACGACGGCATTGTGGTTACATCCAGCTCAACAACCAACCTGACGCTTGCAGCAATAGCAATGCAGGGCATCATAGAAATCGACGCAACAAAGCTCACTCTGTCCAGTAATTTCACACATGTGGCGCTGAACGTCATCAACACCGCAGCATACTACACATCGGCGGCAGTTATCAGGGGCGATCCTTGCAGGTACGGCCCTCCGGAACAGGTAGAACCGGTTACCAGAGTTTAGTTTAATCTATAAGGGGTGGGAGCTTGACTCCCTCCCCGATTTTGGGAGGATAAACTGATGGAACAATTTTCAATAACCATAACCGCAGAAAACGGACATGCAAAAGTTGATTTTGCGCTGAACGGCCAGCCAATAAAAGGCCTGTTCGCCGTGCAATTCCTGGCCAACACCAGGAGCGGCGATTTTTCTCTTGTGGGCAGCCGCTTCAAACTGAACGATACCGGCAATTTTTACGTTGACCCTGACACAAAGGATACCGCGATAGAGGGTGTCAATCTGCTAACCCTCCTGGAGGAGGGAGCTTCCGCAGAAGAGCAGATAAAGCAGATAAGCAGAGATCTGGATTGCGATATGCAGAACATAAAGGACACATCTACACTGAGGGCAAGGAATCTGATTGCCGAGAGGTTGAATTGATATGGCGTTGAAGCTTGTAACTGGCGTAATAACAGAACCTGTAACACTTTTGGAAGCAAAAGAACATTGCCATCTTGATAGTACGTCCTTTGCCGACAATGTAACGATTGTCCAGAGCATTCAGGGCGGTTATCATGCGACTGCCATTTATACCGGCTCCAGCACAGACGTAAGCGGTTACAACGCAGTTGTTTTACTCGAGTCTTTTTCAAACTCAGCAGGCGGCACGGTCGATGTTGACATATATGAGTCGGACGATAATGTCACTTTTGTCGAGTGGACTGCAGGCAGTACCTTCCCCCAAATAACCACAGCCAATGACAGCGTTAATTACGAGGTAGCCTACACCGGCAGTAAACAGTACATCAGGGCTTATGTATCTGTTGCCGGTGCGGAATGTAACTTTGCTGCATCAATAGTCAAGGGCGCTCCGACAAGCATCGAAGATACATATATCTCAGACCGAATCACCATCGCCCGTGAATACTGCGAGGATTATCAGCACCGCGCATTGGCCACTCAGACATGGGATTTGATACTTGATGAATTTCCGGACAGCGATTATATCGAAATCCCGCTTTCCCCGCTGCAGTCAGTAACCAGTGTGAAGTACATCGACTACGCAGGCGTCTCAGCCACAATGACGGCCAGCTTATCCGGCTATTTTGTGGATACTGACAGCGAGCCCGGGCGGGTATGCCTGTCATACTGTATTACCTGGCCGATATTTACCGAATACCCATACGGAGCTGTTCGGATCCGCTTTATTGCAGGACATACCGGAACCGCTCCGGATATCATCCCCAAAAAGACAAAGCAGGCCATGTTAATGCTGATATCCTATATGTACGAGAACCGGCTGCCTTCCGCAAAAGATATAGACCAAGAATTCAAGAACTGCATCGAATCTCTGCTTGACGCGAATAAAATTTATACCCTGTAGGAGACTGCCATGAACCCCGGAATATTGAGAAGCCGCATAATAATTGAACAAAAAGTATTCGCAGACAACGGTTTTGGCGGCCATACGGAAACCTGGTCGGCTCTGGCGACTGTCTGGGCGAAAGTGGAGCACCTTTCCGGAAGGGAACTGCAAATGGCGCAGCAGGTGTCGCCGGAAATCACGTATGAAATAACCATCCGCTACCGATCGGACGTGACTACTAATTGCAGGATAAATTATGCCGGGCAGCACTTCGATATCAGGGACGTCAAGGATCTGGACAATATGCACAAATGGCTCTTCCTGAAATGCGAGGTGTGGGAAAGTGAGCAATGACAATAAGAATTACAAGAGCAATATAAAGAATGTTAAAAATGCGCTTACCGCATGCGAAATGGCAGCCTTTAAGGAGATAGGAAAATATCTGAGGACGGAGATCAGGAAGAATGTCCCAAAAAGCGCAGAGACAAGAACTTATAAAACAAAAGCTGGTACGTTGGTAAAGATAAGACCCGGACGGTTAAGGCGCAGCATAGGTTTTGGCATAATGAGAAAATTCAAATATCTGCAAATTGGAAGCAAGGCTTTTTATTCACCGATGATTGAACTTGGGACAAAAGATATTTCACCTGACAGCTTCCTTGAAAAGACGGTAGTCGAAAATATAGACCGTATCAGGTTAATTACCGGAAAACATATCAAGGAAATCGAGCGGGAAAACATAAACATAGGACTTTTGGGCGGCGACTTGATTGATAGCGATACCATACAGGAGATAAAGGAATGAACACGATTGAGCTTAAAAAAATGATATATACATTCCTAAAAGCAAAGACGTCAAGAGTTTACCCTGCGGATTCGGTACCTGACAATGCCGTGCTGCCATATACGACATATCACCTGACAAGCAGTTTCACCGACGAGAACCAGAAGCTTGAGGTATTCACCTTATTAATCGATATCTGGGACAATAAATCGGATACGACAGCGCTTGAGACACTCGTTGGCAGTGTGGATGGGGACGGACACGTTTCAGCGGCGACAGGGCTGCACAGGAAAAAGTATTTCGCAAGCGGCACACTGCAGTCATGTTTTTATAGGGAAGCAAGGCTCGAAATAGAGGATGAGGATCCGGCAATCAGACGCCGGCAGTTAAGGTATGCAGTACAAGCTTATTTAGTTTGAGGAGGATGAGAGGTATGGATTACATTGAATTAACAAATTCAGGTATGGTAAAGGGAATGACCGTAACAACTTTTAAAAACGATGAAGAGGTAAACAGGCAAGTCATAGACGTGCCAGCCGGAGAGGTAATAGATCTTACTAAAGTCATTAATGGAGTAAAAGGGACAAGTCTGCATTATGGTATAAACACCATTGTTTATGATCCTTGG